TATCCAAAAAGCTTTTGGATGGTTATTACGATGCAATGCTCAAACAAGATAAGCAAAGAGCTTATGAAATTGCTACCGATTTAGTAGAAATGGCCTTAAAACTACAGGATATTGCTGGTGAAGATAAAAAAGTTTGATCAGGCCCTTCATGACAAATACGATCCTCCAGCTAGAGCTGCGGTAGCTGAATGGATTTCTATGAAATGGGGGCTTACAGCTTTAGATAATCCTGATATTTATGGCACAGACTTAATTATTCATAGGGGCTCTGTTCCTGTAGGGTTTGCCGAAGTTGAGGTTAGATCTTGGAATCCCCATTGTCCTTTTCCTACAATCCATGTGCCTGTAAGAAAAAAACATATGCTAGAAATACCTAAAACGCTGTTTTTTGCATTAAACCAAGATATGACTCATGCTTACTGGATCACAGGAACAAAAGCTTTAAGCTTTCCGACCATAGAAATGCGTGATGAAACTAAGCATGAAGCTTATTATGATGTTCCTAAAACATTGTTTAAATATGTCGATTTAACGGAACTTTTTTAATGGCAACCAAAGCAGAAAAAGAGATTTATGCAAAATTGACACGATTGGGCTGCATATTGTGTAGGCAGCAAGGAATTGAAACAACCGATACAGAAGTGGAAATGCATCACGTTAGAAGGTATGGAGGAAAAAGAAATCTTGCGCCTGTCATCCCCTTATGCGCTTACCATCATCGACTTGGAGATTCCAGTTATCACGCACTTGGGGCTAAAGGATTTACATCTTATTGGGGAATAAGCCCTGAAGAATTAATAGAAAAAACCAATGACTTATTACAAAAAACGAGTGGATGAAAACCAAAATCAAATAATTCATACGTTTATAGCGTTGGGGGCTTCTGTTTTAAATCTTTCTAGAGTAGGCCAAGGCTGTCCAGATCTGTTAATTGGCTACAAAGGCGTAAGTTGTTTAGTTGAGATTAAGCGAGATTCAAAAGCTGCATTTACTGATCCTCAAGTAAAGTTTATGCAAACCTGGCGAGGTGGAGCAGTCAGTCGGATAGATTCAGTTGATGCTGCCATTAGATTAATTAAAATGCTTGACATGGGTTAAGATTGACCTAAAATTAACGGAGCTACGATTTGTAGCTTCTTTTGCAAAAGGAAAATTAAAATGGCAATGGGCAAAACAACTAATCCAAACAGCACTAAAGGCGTACCAGCCAAGGGTGTAGTAGTTCCTAAAGGTGCTGATGCAGCCGATACTAAAGGCGAACGTCATGCTAAAGCAGTTCGTGGCGGTGTCGCTATGGGCAAAGAAGATGCTATTGGCTCTGACAAAGAGTTCAACACAGGCCGTACTGCTGGTGTTTGCTATGAGCATAAGCGCACAGCTTATGGCGCAGAAGATAAAAACGAAAAAGACCCTATGTAATGCGAAAGCCCTGGGTGCGTGACCTCCCAAGGCTTTCTAACCAAAAACTAATCGGAGAAGTTAATGGCTGTAGAAAAGAATAAAGACAGTTGTAATTCCTGTCTATTTTTCGTTGTAGGTGAACGCATGGGAATCTGTAAGCGATTCCCTTCTGCCGTTAATAAATCCAATGACGATTGGTGTGGCGAGTGGCAACTGACTGAAAGTTTAGCTTTAGAGCAAATAGTTCAAATGATGACTGAACCAGTATTGATTTCTGAACCAAAAAAGAAACCAGGAAGGCCAAGAAAAGCATGAATTTAAAGCCATTAGCAGACAAAATTGTTGTAAAACCTGATGTTCGAGAGCTTTCTAGCATTATTTTTGTTGATAACAAAGAAGTAGAAAACATGGGTACAGTCATAGCTGTAGGCCCTGGAAAGAAATTATCAGGTGGTCGCAGAGAAGATATGCCTATTCAAGTAGGAGCTAGAGTTCGATTTGGCACTATGAACGATGACAAAGGCGAGGAATATCTTAAATACTTCCCTTATGTTGAAGATGGCGTTAAATACCTAGTCATGAGCTGGCAAGATATTTGCTTTCAAGAGGAGTCTGAAAATGCTTAAATGGTTAAAAAATGCATGGCCTTGGAAATCAAAGTCTATGACCACAGAACAAATCATCACTTCTTGGGCAGCATTTAACAATGAATCAGCCAAATTTAGAGAAACAAGACTTCAGCAGTTGTTAGATGAAGATAAACCTCGTAAACCAGCTCTTAAAAAAGCTACAACTCGGAGCAAGACCATGCCACTCAAAAAATCAGCAAGCCCTAAAGCATTTAAAGAAAATATTAAAACCGAAGTAAAAGCTGGTAAACCAGTAAAACAAGCCGTTGCCATTAGTTACGCAGTTAAAAAAGAAGCAACAAAGAAAACGAAAGGTAAAAAATGAACGTAACATTCACTATTGAACAACTAAACGCTATTTTGTCTTATTGCGACCAAATGCCGTATAGATTTGCTAAACCCCTAATTGATCAAATTCAGGCTATTGCTGAACCTCAAGTAAAAGAGCAAACTCCAGTAGAAGTAGTAGCGGAATGACAAGCCCTAATTTTTACCTTCCTTATCCTGTTCCGCAAAGCATTGATGAAATTCAAGCGGATATGAACGCAGTTATCAATCAACCTGGAGTGCCACAAGAGTTGCAAGACCAATGGAAGAATGTGCAAAATAGTCCAGAGGTGCAAGCTGATGTAGATCAGGCTGAAGCTAATAGCGATTCAATGGCTAATGAGTAAGTAATTGTTTACTAACTTTAATATCCAATAAAATCATGGACATGGAACAAGAATCAATTATTCCTGATGAACCTAAAAAGGTAGGGGCTCCTATTGGCAATCAAAATGCTAAGAAGAAGCCTTTTACTGAGCAGATGAAAAGGTTTATTCTTGCCAATCCTGAAAAGATGGAAAAGATTATTGAAGGCATTTTTAAAGAAGCTGAAGATGGAAGTCTTGCTGCATTAAGCATCATTATGGATAGAGTAGAAGGAAAGCCAATACAGGCTACCGACATTACTTCATCTGATGGAACAGTCATTAGCGCAATAGCTATGAGCTTTGTAGAGCCTGATGGAAACAAAGATTGACGAAAAAGGGGTTATTTGGCCCCAATTTCCTGCCAAACTAAAATGCCTATTTGAACCAAAAAACAGCCGTTATCGTGTTCTTTATGGTGGGCGTGGAGCTGGTAAATCTCATTCTGTAGCTAGGGCATTACTCTGCATAGGTGCAACAAGAACAGTCAGAATCTTATGCGCTAGGGAGTTTCAGACTTCCATTAAAGACTCAGTTCACAAACTTTTGGTAGATCAAATCTACAATTTAAGGCTTGAAAGCCTATATGAGATTACTCAGACCTCAATCAGAGGGGTAAATGGCACAGAGTTTATCTTTGCTGGAATCAAGAACAATATCAACGGCTTAAAGTCTATTGAGGGCATTGATTACTGCTGGGTAGAGGAAGCAAACAACGTAACAGCAGTTTCTTGGGATATTTTGATCCCTACCATTCGTAAAGAAAATAGCGAAATTTGGATTACTTTTAATCCAGAACTGCCAACAGATGAAACCTATAAGCGGTTTGTCATTAGTCCTCCTGATAATGCTGTAGTGCAAAAAGTTAACTGGAACGATAACCCTTGGTTTCCTGAAGTATTGGATATTGAACGAAATACCCTAAGAACTAGGGATTTTGAGGCTTATCAGAACGTATGGGAAGGCTTTACAAGGTCAACCATTGATGGAGCTGTATTTGCTAAAGAAATGGCTAGAGCAGAGCAAGACCAACGAATAACCAATGTGCCATACGATGCTACTAAGCCAGTAATGGCGGTATTCGATATTGGATGGGCTGATGCAACTGCGGTTTGGTTTGTTCAATTTGTAGGTATGGAAACCAGGCTAATCCGTTATTTTGAAACAACTCAGACCACAATCAGCGAAATATTGGCTAGGATGCAGACATTCGGATATGTCTATGACACCTTATATTTGCCTCATGATGCTCAAAATAAGACTTTGGCAGCTAACGGTAGGAGCCTAGAAGATATTGTTCGCAACTCAGGCTATAACGTCAGAATTATTGGCAAGGTTCCTATTGCTGATTCAATTAATGCTGCAAGAACCATATTTGGATCATGTTATTTTGACAAAAATAATACGGCAGCAGGGCTAGATTGTTTGCGACATTATCGGTACGATGTAGATCCAGACACCAAAGCTTTTAGTCAAAAGCCACTTCATGACAATTATTCGCATGGAGCAGATGCTTTTAGGTACATTGGGCTTATGATTCAAGAGAAGAAAGTTGTGAAACGTAAGCCGATGAATTATGATGTGTCAAGCTGGATGAGCTAACAAGGAACTAATATGGCGGTCTATGACTCAGGCAATGGTGGTATCTATTCCACAGAAGATGGCGATGATTACGAATCAGGAGTAATTGAAGAAGCTAAAGAGTTTCTGCGATTTTGTTCCGACAATGATTCAAACAACCGAGTAGAGGCTTTAGACGATCTAAAGTTTGCTGGTGGTGATCAATGGCCTGTAGAAATCCAAAATAGCCGATTACTAGAATCTAGACCTTATTTGACCATCAACAAGATTGATGCGTATTGCCGACAAATTACTAATCAGCAAAGACAGCAACGGCCTCGTATGAAGGCTCATGGCATGAATAATGATTCTGATGAGAAAGTAGCGGAGATCATTACTGGCATTTGCCGACATATTGAAAACCAATCTGATGCTGATTCTGCTTACGATAATGCTTTTGATTTTGCAGTTCGTATGGGATGGGGCTATTGGCGTATTACTCATGACTATCCAAGACCTGATAGCTTTGATCAGGAAATCTATATTAAGCGCATTGAAAACCCATTTATGGTGTATTTCGATCCTAATTCCAATGAACCTGATGGCTCAGATGCAGAAAAATGCTTAATTACTGAAGTGATCAGCAAAGAAGCTTTTCGTAAAATGTATCCAGGCGCAGACGATGGCGGTGGCTTTACTCCTCGTGGCACAGGAGATAGCCAATCCGAATGGATTACAAGGGAAGATATTCGAGTAGCAGAATACTTCTATACAGAACGTAAGCGCATGAAATTGTTGCTTTTGTCTGATGGAACCACTTGCTATGAAGATGAAAAGCCTAAAGAAACAGTCATGCAAGATGCTGGCATTTATGTCGTTTCTAAGCGTGAAACCATTAAAAAGCAGATTAAGTGGTGCAAATTAACTGGTATGCAGATCCTTGAACAAAGGGATTGGGCTGGTAGTTATATTCCTGTTGTGCCTGTTTATGGTCAACAACTCATTGTGGATAGCAAAAAGAAGAAGTTTGGCCTTACTCGTATGGCTAAAGATCCACAGCGTATGTATAACTTCTGGTCAACTGCCCTTACTGAATCTGTTGCCCTTGCTCCAAAGGCAAAATTCCTCCTTGCAGAAGGTCAGGATGAAGGTCATGAAATGGAATGGAATCAGGCAAACATCAAGTCGATGCCTGTATTGCGTTATAAACAAACTGACTCTGAAGGCAGAACAGCTCCAGTTCCTACTCGTATTCAACCTGAACCACCTCCAGCAGGAATGGTTACAGCGTTACAAGGTTTAGATGGTGACTTGAAAGCAGTTGTTGGTATTTATGATCCAACTCAGCTTCCTAATGGCAATCAATCTGGAAAAGCCATAAATGGTATGCAACAGCAAACCGATATGACTAACTTCCATTATTACGACAATTTGACTCGTTCTATTCGTCAAACTGGGCGAATCATTGTTGACCTTATTCCTCATATTTATGACAAAGAACGAGTATTGCGAATCATTGGTGCAGATGGAAAAGGAGAGTTAGTAACTCTTAACCAGCCAGGCGTTGATGATCAAGGCGTTGAAACAGTATTAAATGATGTAACTGTAGGTCAATATGACGTGGTAATGGAAACAGGCCCAGGCTATGCTTCTAAACGTGCTGAAGCCTTTGATTCAATGGTTCAGATGCTCTCAGTTGATCCTAATTTGATGCAAACTGCTGGTGACTTAATCTTTAGAAACTCAGATTTCCCAGGTGCAGACATTATTGCTGACCGATTGGCTGCTGCTAATCCAATGGCTCAAATTGATGAGAAATCACCAGTTCCTCCACAAGCTCAAATGCAGTTGGCTCAATCTCAACAAACTATCCAGCAGTTGCAACAGCAGATTCAGGCTATGCAAATGGATATTCAGTATGGTGCTAGTGTTGCAGAGCAAAAAGACAAAGCTATGCTTCAGAAAGCTCAGATTGATGCCGAAGTTCGTAGAGAAGATTCAAAAATGCGTACCTCTACTCAGGCTCATGACACAGTTATTAAAACTGAAACTCAAAAAGAAATTGAGCAAATGAAGGCTCAATTAGCTCTTTTGTTGGCTAGAATGGATATGCGTAATGAAAGAGCAGCTTTAGACGAAGCAATCGAAAGAGGAATTTAAAATGGAAAGAGATATTGTTACATCAGAAAATCGTGCTGAATATATGGCAAAGAAGCTTAATCCAATGGAAGAAGCTGATGAAATGCCTACTAAAAAGCCTAAAAATGAACAAGATGAAAGAGCAAAAAAACATCCAAAATATGCATTGCTCAAAGCTAAGATAGGCAAACGTGGTGCTATAGATGCAATTTTAAAAGAATTAAACGAAAAGCAATAATTAAGCCAACCTAATCGGAGGATATATGGCAACAGTAACAGGCGCAAATGTAATTGAATGGAAAATGAAGGAAATGGCTCGTAAAGCTGGCGTTAAATATGAGCCAGAAGGTAAAGCCAATCCGTTTTCTGGCATGGACAAAGCCCAACTTAAAGAACAAAAATCTTTGATCAAGCAAGCCAAAAAAGAATCAAAGAAATAGACAAGAATTATTTTTAGTAGTATTTTCGTATCAAATAACAGAGGAGCTTGAGAAATCATGGCCGAAGTAAGAGAAGCAAGTAGTGTAGTAACAAGTGATAACGCAACAACCTTTTATGCAGAAAGATTAGGTTTAGCTGACGAACAAGCCACTACTGAGGCTGAATCTGTAAAGGAAGATTCAGAGCCAGAAGTTGATGTTGAACAGAGTGAACCAGAAGCAAAGGAAGAAGCTAAGAAGCAAGAACCTGAGAAGCAAAAAGATAAGCTTAATAAGCGATTCGATAAGGTAACTCAAAGAGCCAAACAAGCGGAAGCTGAAGCTCTTGAACTTAGAGAAAAGCTAAAGAGTTATGAAGCAGGGAATGTCCAACAGCCACAACAGGAAACTGTAAAAGCCGAGGGTAAACCCCAAGCAAGTCAGTTCAATGATGCCTTTGAATATGCAGAGGCATTAGCGGAATGGAGTGCTGAAAATGCTTTGAAGCAAAGGGATGCAGAGGAAGCTGGTCGCAAAGCTAAAGAAACTCAAGAAAAGATCTTAAAGTCTTGGAATGAGAAGATAGCCAAAGCAAAAGCGGATCTGCCTGATTTTGATCGCATGGTGCAGTCTAGTACGATAGTCGTTGGTGACGAAATACGAGATTCCATCTTAGAGAGTGATGTAGGGCCACAACTCCTATATTTCTTGGCATCAGATGATGACTTTGCTAAACGATTGACAGAAATGCCAGTTGTTAAAGCTCTTAGAGAAATAGGCAAGTTAGAAGCTAAATTTGAAGCAAAAGAAGCTAAATCTTCTAAAGCCGAAAAAGTCAGGGAAACTGTTTCAAGTAGTAAAGCACCTGAACCGATCAAGCCGTTAAGCGGTGGCAAAGTTGGCAAAGATGTGATGATAGACACCAATGGTGAATTTCATGGCACTTATGCTCAATGGAAAGCTGCAAGACAGGCTGGAAAAGTCAGATAAACCTAATTTTTTTGGAGAATTAAAATGGCAAATACGCTATTAACTATCTCTAAAATCACCAACGAAGCGTTGATGGTTTTAGAAAACGAATTAACATTTACATCAGAAGTAGACCGCAACTATGATGACCAATTCGCTGTTGTTGGCGCAAAAATTGGCGCAACAGTTAACGTTCGTAGACCTGGTCGTTTCATCGGTACAACTGGCCCAGCTTTAAACGTAGAGGACTTGAACGAAACTTCAGTTCCTGTTACTTTATCAACCCAGTTCCATGTGGATAAACGTATGTCCACATATCAAGAGGCTTATTTACTAGCTGCTTGATTGGCAAAATTCTCTCTGATTGACTTGGAAGCCCAGAAGTGGGCGACAGGGCGCAAGCAAGGCAACTGTGCAGCGTGAACGACTAAGTGAGAGAACCCTGATAAAGGGATGCGATAGTCTGAACATTGGGATAACTTAACAAGAAACCGATGAGAGCGACCTGAAGCGGAAGCTCCACTACAGAACAGCGTAGGGGTAACAGAATGACACAATTCACAACACAGGACTTAGCATTGTCCTTGGATATGTTTAGCGACAGAATCCTAAAGCCTGCTGTAGCTGCTATTGCCAACAAAATTGACTTTGATGGCACGACTACTGCTGCTTTAAACACAGCTAACATCGTTGGTACTGCTGGTACTCCTCCAACTGGCTTGTATACATACTTGTCAGCACAGGCTTACCTCGATTCCGAAGGCGCACCTCGTGATGGTCGTAGATCATGTATCGTTGAGCCGTTCACTTCTGCAACTATCGTTGACAGCTTGAAAGGTTTATTTGTTCCTACTGAGCAGATCTCTAGCCAATATACAAAAGGCTTGATGGGTCGTGATTCAGGCGGTATGAACTGGAAGCTTGACCAAAACATCGTGTCACAAACTTTTGGTAACTTCTCTAGCTCAACTGTAACTGCTTCTGTAGCTACAACAACTGCAACTGGTTTCTTGACATCTGGTTGGGCTTCACAGTCCACTATCACTTTGACTGCTGCTAATACAGGCACAATCAACTTGAACGCTGGTGACACTTTCACTATCGCTGGTGTATATGCAACTAACCCACAAAATCGCCAACCATACGGCACAAACAAACTGCGTTCATTCGTAGTTAAATCTGCTGTTAGCGTAGCTTCAGGTGCTTCTGTTTCTGTAATCGTATCTCCAGCAGTTATCTCTGGCGGTCAGTTCCAGAACGTAAGTATTCCTGTTCCTGCTGCTTCTGCTGCTGTGACATTCTTTGCTTCACAATACAATGCAAGTGGAAATGGTTTAGTTTCTCCACAAAACATCGTAATGCATCGCAATGCGTTCACAATGGCTATGGCTGACCTTGAGTTGCCTGAAGGCGTTCACTTTGCTGGTCGTGCAAGCGACAAGGAAATTGGTCTATCAATGCGTGTAGTTCGTCAATACACCATTAACAATGACTCAATCCCTACTCGTGTTGACGTTCTGTATGGTTGGGCTCCTTTGTATCCTGAACTCGCTTGCCGAGTTGCAGCTTAATAATTAACGGATAAAGGAAAACTATTATGTCTAATCCAGGACCAGCAGTAACCACTTCGGCTCACCCAAGTAATGTAACAACTAATCAAGCGCAACGATTATTGGGTGTACTTAAAGGTGTGAATGTAAATGCAGCATCAGGAAGTTTCTTCCCTTTGCCAATCATTAACTCTACAACTTACCAGCCTAACTTATTAGTAGTTACTAACTCTAATAATGCAGGTGCAGCTACAGGTACTTTAACAAGTTTAGTATTAGGCATTACTACAACAGGTAGTGGTACACCAACTTCATTGTTTGGTGCTATTACTGCTTCACAGTTAGCTACAGTTCTTGGTGTAAGCCAAGTGGCAGCTTCTGCGGTGGTAACGTCTTATAACCAACAAGCGTTATTTGTCAATATTGCAACTACTACTGCGGTAGTAGGTACAGTTGATGTTTACGTTTATGGTTACGACTTTAGTTAATATCAAGTATCTTGAAGTATTAGGATAAAAGCCATGCCCAAAAAGTATGGCTTTTTTCTTATTTAACATATAATTGAAGTACCTTATCTAAAGGAAAAATCATGCCTTCTACTACTATTGCTCGTGGAAATGCAATTAGCACTTTCTACATTGCTCCATCACTTACTCCAGTTTCAGTATTGACATACGTTAGCCCATCTCAGACATTTAATGTGCCTGGCTTGCAAACTACTGACATTGTTTCTGTAATTGGATATAACGGCACTCAAACTTCAGGCATTATTGTTGCTGAAGCTGATTGTTTAACTGCTGGCGTATTGTCTGTTCAGTTTGGCAACATTACTGCTGGTACTTTGACTCCTGCTGCTGGTGTTTATACAATTCAAGTTGTACGACCTGAAGGTTCATTGCCTGTAACGGCTGTTTAAGGAGCTACATCATGGCTTACAATTCGGCTTTTTCTCCTTTTGGAGCTACTTATTTGGTTGGAACATCAGCCGTTCAAGTTAAAAGTAGCAATAATGTGTATCCTTCTGGGTATCGTATTTGCAACATTACTTCTAGCTTAATTCATGTAGGATGGGCTCCTCAAGAACCTAATGATGCAACAGTTACTCCTGTTGCAACTGCTCCTACTGCTGGTGTGCCTTCTATGAATGTATTAGCTATTCCTGCTAATGCTGTTGGTGTTTTTAGTTCTATTCCACCTAATGCGTGGTTTATTTCTAGTGCATCCGCAAGTGCAGAAATTACTCCTGGTGAAGGAATTTCATAATGGCAACTTCTAACGCTGTAGCAAGCACTTCAACTCAAAATATTGTTCCAGTTCAAGCTGCATTTAATACTGCTGGAGCTTGTTTGGGTTTAGTTGGCCCAGGTGGTGCATATTTTTCACCACCTTTAAGTGGAAATGCTGAAAATCCAGCGACTCTTTCGCTTGACGGATCATTGGTAATTTCAAGCGTAAATCCAACTGTTGCTTCAGGATTTGGTACTTCACCAACAATTACTGGAACAAATACTGCTGCATTTAAAGTAGTAGTTGGTACTGGCGGTGCTGCTGGAGGAACAATTACTTTGCCAGCAGCAGCTAATGGTTGGGTATGTCAAGCTTTTGATGTAACGGCTGGCACAACATTGTTTTTACAACAAACTGGAAGCACTACCACTTCTATTTCCGTAACTAGTTTTAGCATCACTTCAGGCTTGGCTGCAAATATGACTGCTGGCGATGTTATTCTATTTATGGCAATGGCTTATTAAGGAGCATTATGGCTGGCCCTTCTTCAACAGTAGATCAAAACCTACTGCCAGTTCAGGCTTATTTTGATGTTTATGGAAATTTCCAAACATTTATAGGTCAGGGTCAGCCTTTTTATGCAACGCTTAATCCTGTTCAATCAGGGTTAACCATTACCAATAGTACGATTAATAGCACCACAATCGGAGCTACAAGCCCTTCTACTGGCGTTTTTACTAATATCTCTACAGCTACTGGTCAGATTTCAACTGCTCCTTCTTCTGCTACCGATATAACAAATAAACTGTATGTAGATACTATTGCTCAAGGCTTAAACCCTAAAGCTGCTTGTAAAGTAGGAACTTTAACTAATATTACTTTGTCAGGTTTACAGACGATTGATGGTTATTCAGTCTTGGCTGGTAATCGAGTATTAGTTAAGAATCAAACAGCAACAGCCGATAACGGCATTTATGTAGCCTCTGCAAGCGCATGGACTAGAGCAGTTGACATGGATGTATGGGCAGAAGTGCCAGGAGCCTACACAGTCGTTTTATACGGCTCTCAAGCAAATACTGCATGGGTATCTACTTCTGCTGATACAGGAACTATTGGAGTTACTCCAATTACTTTTGTTCAGTTCTCTGGAATCTCTACTTATTATGCTGGCACAGGGTTAACCCTTGCTTCTAATACTTTTAGTATTACCAATACTGCCGTTACTACTGGCACTTATGGAAATGCTGCAAGAACGATTACTCAAACAGTAAATCAGCAAGGGCAACTCACTAACATTTTTGACCAGCCTATTGCTATTGCTGCTACTCAAATTACAAGCGGAACAATTAGTTCTAGCTTGATTAGCGGTTCTTATACTGGAATTACTGGTGTAGGAACATTGACTGCTGGAACTTGGAACGCAACTACTATTGGTGTTGCTTATGGCGGTACTGGGGCAACAACATTTACTGCTGGATATTTAAAAGCTAGTGGCACAACGGCATTTAGCACAGTTGCTTCTATTCCAAGTTCAGATATTACTGGCCTTGGCACAATGTCAACTCAAAATGCCAATGCTGTAGCAATTACTGGCGGTACTATTTCAGGTCTTTCTAGTCCTTTGCCTGTAGCTTCAGGTGGTACAGGCGCAGCTACTTTGACAGGCTATGTTAAAGGCAATGGAACAGGCGCATTTACAGCTTCTGCAACAATCCCAAATACAGCAATTACTGGTTTGGGTACTATGTCAACTCAAAACGCTAATGGCGTTGCAATTACTGGTGGCACTTTAAATGGAGTAGCAATCGGTGGAACAACTGCTGGTGATGGTACTTTTGATATTCTTACTGCCAATGTATCAAGATTAAATACTGCAACTGCAACAAGTCTGACTATTGGCACTTTGCCATATACGCCAGCTAATGCTTTAATTACAGCGCAAAGCTCTGCTACATCGTTCAATCAAGTAATTATTAGCAATACAAACAATACAAGCACAACTGCTTCTACAGACTATATTGTTAATAATTACAACTCTACCGATACCACCTATTATGGTGACTTTGGTATGAACGGCAATGCCTTTACAGGCACAGGCGCATTTAATCAGGCAAATAATGTCTATTTAACTGCTACTACTGTCGATTTAGCGATTGGCACAACAACTGCTAATGCTATTCATTTTGTAGTAAATGGTGGTGCTACTGATGCAGCAACAATTAGCTCTGCTGGTATTTTCTCTTTAGGAACAGCTTTAGCGATTGCTTCAGGCGGTACAAACTCTACAGCAACTCCTACGGCTGGCGGTATTGCCTATGGAACTGGTACTGCTTATGCTTTTAGCGCAGTAGGTACAACAGGGCAAGTTTTAACCTCTCAAGGTGCAGGGGCTCCAACCTGGACTACTCCAACTTCCTATGCGACTGTTACCGATGACACCACTACAAATGCAACTCGTTATCCTTTGTTCGCTAATCAAACAACTGGAAACCTTACAACTGAATATACAAGCTCTACTAAGTACCAGTTCAATCCTTCTACTGGCCTTCTTACAGCCACAGGATTTAGCGGATCAGGCGCAAATTTAACTTCTTTGCCAGCAGGACAGCTTTCAGGAACTATTCCTAGTGGAGTTTTAGGCAATTCAACTCTTTATATTGGCACAACTGCCGTAGTTTTGAACGCAGCAAGCGGATCAATTACTTCTTTAGCGGTCAATATTAGCGGTTCTGCTGCAAGTGCAACAACAGCTACAACTGCCACAAATGCAAATAACGTAGCTATTACTGATGACACTTCTACAGCAGCAACTTTTTATCCAACAATCGTAAGTAGTTCTACAGGAAATTTGCCTGTTAAAACTTCTTCCACTAAACTTCAATTTAACCCATCGACAGGAGTTCTAACTTCTACTGGCGGTATGGGTGGAGGAGCTTTCTAGATGGCGCAAACAGGATTTACCCCCCTATTAATATATTCAAGCTCTACAGGAGGCAATGCTCCTACTGCTGGCAATCTATTAAATAACGCCACAGGCTCTGAATTAGCCATCAATATTGCTGATGGCAAGCTTTTCTATAAAGATTCTGGTGGTTCTGTTCAGGTAATAGCCTGGAAAACCACTCCAACAACTGCTGGTGGTACTGGTCTTACTTCATGGACTGCTGGTCAACTTCCTTACTATTCTTCAGGAACAGCTCTAAGCCAATTAAATATTGGAACTAGCGGTTACTTTTTAACTTCTAGTGGATCTGCGCCTCAATGGACTGATCCTACAACTCTTGCTGTTACCAGTATTAGTTTTGGATCTACTGGATTAACACCTTCCACAGCCACAAAAGGTGCTGTAACTGTTGCAGGATTGTTGGCAACTGGATATGGTGGAACAGGATTAACTGGATTTACAGCAGCCAATAATGCCATTTATTCCACTTCATCTTCAGCTTTAACTGCTGGAACTTTACCAGTTGCTGCTGGTGGAACAGGATTAACAAGTCTTACTGCAAACTATATTCCTTATGGCAATGGAACAGGGGCATTTAGTTCTACTTCTGCTTTTACTTATACAAGTACAGGTCTTGGCGTAGGAACATCTGCTACTTCTATTATTGATTGCCGAGTTGACCAAGCTTCAACTACATATTTAACTGTTCAAAATAGATACCATAACAGTACGCTTACACAAAAAGCTGGTTTAAAACTACAGCTTGGTGATATTTCAGAGTCTTTTAAATGGTGTTCTGTAGAAGCATACCCAGCATCCGCTTATGAGTCTGGTGGTGGTATTACATTTAATACATATAACGGCACAACGCCTGCTGAAGTAATGCGTATGTATCCTACTGGCGGTGTTTCTATTGGTAACACTACAGATCCAGGAGCAACTAACTTATCTGTAAACGGCAAATGTATTGTAAGTGGAACAGCAATAACGAATATTGGTGGTTCGTCTTTAAATCATGAAGTCTATGCAAATGGTAATGGTGCTATTGGCGGTTATCAATTAGGTGCTGGTGGTTATGTCTATAACTCATACGCTGTAAGTAATGGTGGTACTTATTACCATGTTTATTTTAGCGATGCAGGAACTTCTCATGGAAGTATTACATCAAATGGTACAACTACTTCTTATAACATTACTTCAGACTATAGATTAAAAGAAAATGTAGCTCCAATGCAAAACGCTTTGGAAACTATTGCAAAATTAAACCCAGTAACTTATAAATGGGTAAATTCTGAATTAACAGGACAAGGTTTTATTGCCCATGAATTACAAGAAGTTGTGCCAGATTGTGTAACTGGAGAAAAAGATGCTGTTGATAAAGACGGAAACCCTGTTTATCAGCAAATGGATTCTTCATTTCTAATTGGTCTTTTAACAAAATCAATTCAAGAATTAAACGAAAAATTTGATGCTTATGTAGCATCTCACCCATAAGGTTAAATTATGACTACACTTATTCCAAAAATTGACTTTAAAAATGGTGGCTCTACTCCTGTAGGTGCAGTCAATAGAACAATTAATCAAAAATTAGAAGAAACAGTTTCTGTTGGTGATTTTGGAGCAGTAGGTGATGGAACTACTGATGATACAACGGCTATTCAAAATGCTTTAAATGCATCATCTGTTCTTAATTTTGTTGCAGGAAAAACATACAAAATAACTTCTGTATTAACAAAAACAGGAGATATTATTATTAATGGTAATAATGCTGTTTTTAATGTTACTGGAGATATTAATGGATTCTCTTTTTCTAGTGGAAATGTAATATTTAATAATATTGTTATTACTAGAAATGGCTCTCCTCAAACTTCTACATTAGCTGCAATAGTAACAACTAATCCAATATCAACTTATTTTTCTAATGTAAATGTTGCATATTTTCATATTGGTTTTAATTTTGCAACAACAACAGCATTAACTTTAGTTCAAGATTGTTCAGCACAACAATGCACTACTGGATTTCAAAATACAAGCACTCCAGGTTCTGCTACTACTACTGTTTTTGATAGATGCTATGCTTTGTCTTGTGGAACTGGTTATTATTTATACAATGTAACAGATGGCGAATTTAGAAATTGTGCTGTAGATATTGGCTCTCTTTCTTATACTGTAACAAATACAAATGCCTTTACATTATCTTCTTGTGGTTCAATAAATTTTTATGTAAGCCATATTGAAGGCAATCCATATGCAGGAAACTTTACTTGTTATTCATTCACAAATACGGATTCTGTAAATATTATTGGTGATGATATTGATATTTATCAAAATTCCAATACGACAACTTTATTTAGTGTTTATAACACTTCTCATGTAAATATTTTAGGTTGTCGTCAAACAACTTATGCAACACAGCCTACTACTATCCGTTATCAAATGATTACAGATAATGTAGCAAATACTAATTATTTATATTCATTTAATAATAAATTTGTTGATACAAATTGCACAATTAGACAAGGAAATTCTGGTTCAGGAAATGTTGGTGTAAGTTGGGTGACAGAAAATAACACCCCTAACAGCACAAATCCTAATGCCTATAAATTAACAGGCACTAATAATGGTGTTGCTACTAATACTTTTGCTCCTGGGGATGGAACTCCTATATGGACAAGTGGTTCAGGAAGTCCTAATGGAGTAGTAACTGCCGTAGTTGGTTCTATGTTTACAAGAACAGATGGTGGAACTTCTACTACTTTATATGTAAAAGAATCAGGCTCTGGAAATACTGGTTGGGTAGCAAAATGAATTATAAATGGTCAATTCTTGATATATCAGCCATTAATGGTTTGATTACTCATGCCAAATACAAAGTAGAACTTTCTGATCAAGATCAGATTGTGGAAACTGAAGGTAACTGGTGGTTTGATAGTCCTTCATTAAAAGTTCCTTTTGAACAAGTTACAGAAGAAATAATGGCTTCTTGGATTGAACAAGAAACTATGAAAGACGGCATAAACCTTATAAAATCTAGGTTAGAAGAACAGTTAAATGAGCTAAATAAGCAAGATTCTGTTGTTGCGCCTTGGTTGCCTCAAGTCTTTACCCCTAATTAGGAGCTATAAATGGCAGTTAACCTTTCCCCTGTTTTTGGAGCTGGCGCACAGCTATTTGATAATAATGGAGTTCCTCTTGCTGGTGGCCTTATATACACTTATGCAGCAGGAACATCTACTCCACAAGCTGCTTATACAAGCGGTTCAGGACTAATTCAACATTCAAATCCTATTGTTTTAGATGCTTCTGGTCGTGTGCCAGGTGGCGAAATTTGGCTTTCAGATGGTGTTTCTTATAAATTTGTAGTTGAAACTTCAGCTTTTGTTTTAATTGGTTCTTATGACAATTTAGTTGGAATTAATTCAAACTTTGTTGCTTTTACTTCTCAAGAAGAAAAACAAACTGCAACTCAAGGTCAAACTGTATTTACTTTAACTACCATTCAATATCAACCTGGAACTAATAATTTATTGGTTTTTGTAAATGGATCTAAACAAATTTTTGGAACAAATTACACAGAAACAAGTTCAACTGTAGTTACTTTTGTAGATGGTTTAAATCTAGGAGATGTGGTTGATTTTACAACTGCAACTCCGATTTCTTCAAATGCTGTAGATTCAGCAAATGTTTATTATAACGAAGGTGGAACAGGAGCAGTAAATAGAAATGTTAAATCTAAATTACAAGAATCAATTTCTGTATTAGATTTTGGGGCAATAGGTGATGGAGTAACAAATAACTATACGGCATTTCAAAATGCTATTGCAGCAATTCCTTCTGTTGGCGGTGTATTGCATATTCCTGCTGGAACATATTATTTAGGAACTTCAGGATTATTAATTTCTCGTTCTAATATCAGCATTGTTGGTGAAGGTATGCCAGCAATTGCAGCCGATGACAGTCATTTAATTGGTGGGACAATACTGCAAGGAAATATAGTCATTGATGGTAACAACATAAACATAAGCAATTTTGGCGTTGATTGTGGAACAACTTTTGTTAATGCTCATTTTAGTGGCAATGGCATAGATGGTTTAGTTGTACATAATGTTGCTCAAACAGGAACTCTTAACACCAATATTAATGTAAACAATGTTGTAGGACTTGCTAAATTAGCCACTTCCATTGCAGACACTTCTGCTGCTGTTCATGCTGTTTTATTGGAAAGTTTGCAATATGTAAATGGTTCTAATATTGTTGGTTGTGGTGGTTGGTTTGGTGTTGTTCTAAAAGTATCTAATGGTAATTTTAGCGGAATATATGGTAAAGATAGCGATACTATTGCAGTCCAATTAAAGTCAGATTCTTATGCTCCTGTATCTGATGTAAACATTTCAAACGTATATGTTACTAATACATTAGCACCAAGAACCTATGAAGGTTTTGCAATTATTTCAGAAGCAACTCAACTACACAACGTAACTGCTTCTAATATTACGATTGATGGTGTTTGGACAGGTGGTAGAATTGATTGTTCTGCAAGCAATCCAGGATATGCTATTGCATTAAGCAATGTTTCTGTAACAAATTCGCAAAGTGGTATTGATGTTAGAGGACCAGCTTATGCAGTAGTAATTGACAATCTTACAGTTTGGGAACCAAGTTCAGGATATGGTTTATCCATTAGTGCAGACCCAGTAGCAGGACAAACTCCTGAAACTGTGACTGTTAGTAATATTCGTGTTGCCGTAACAAGTGCTTCTGCTGGTGGTGTGTTATTTACAGCATCCCCTTCTCCTGCTCATCATGTATTAAATAATATTAATGTGGCTAATGCTGGTGGTGCAATAGCATCAAATTCAACTATTAACATTAATTCCCAAGTAACAATGGGTCAATCTTATGGAACAATTTTAGGTTCTAATAATCCAGCAACATTAGTTAATGGATGGGCTGTTGCTTATTCAGGTCAATCTGTTGGTGTAATTGTAAAAAGCGGCTATACAAATGGTTATGGTCGTATTAAAGCTGCTTCCGCTACTAGTGATACTTTTTTACAATTACAAGATGGTATGGCTCCATATAACTTAGAGTTTTACACAACCATGACAGGGCTTGATGCAACTGGGAAATTGTCTTTGGTTTCTGTTTTTGTTTCTAATACAGGAGCTTGTTCTTTATATCCAAATAGAACAACTTATAGTACATACTCTTGGTTTAACTTAACTGATTTAAGAATCCCTACTGAACTTCCAGCTACAGGCGGTATTTAATATGACTAAGCCATTAGATATTATTAGTAGAGCATTAAAAGATATTGGCGCATTAGAAGCTGGTGAAGTTCCAACGGCTGATGCAGCTCAAGATGCTTTTGATATGCTTAATGACCTGATTGATCAATGGTCAAACGAAGATATGATGGTTTTTAACACCACAGAAATCATATTTCCTTTGATTAGCGGTCAGGTTCAATACACTATTGGCCCTAATCCATCAACTGCAAACTACATTGGAGCTTCTTTTACAGGCTCTATTGCTGGCAATGTTTTGACTGTTACTAGCCTTACAACTGGCGCAGTAGCTCAAGGACAGACATTAAAAGGCACAGGAATTATTGCTGGCACTAAGATTGTTGAATTTATTACTGGTGCTGGCGGTCAAGTTAATGAAGTTGGTACTTATCGATTAAATATTACTTATCCAACTCCAGTAGCTTCTCAACTTATTACTGCTTATTATCAAAAACCATTGTTTATTGATCAAGCTTATGTAAGGGTAAACACTCAGTCTAATGGTCAAGCTGTACCTAATGGCGGTTTAGATTACCAAGTAGCTGTTTTGTCTTTGGATAATTACAATCAAATTGGTTTAAAGACTTTAAATGGCCCTTGGCCTAAAGCCCTTTATTACAATCCTAATGCGGATACTGGTAACGTCTTTGTATGGCCTAATCCAAGCCAAGGTGAGATGCATATGTTCTCATCTACTATTTTTAGCAACTATGAAACCTTGTATGACGATATTGTTCTTCCACAAGGCTATTCAATGGCCCTTAGATGGAATTTGGCTGAACGATTGATGCCTATGTATGGTAAAGCTTCTGCAACGCAAATTGGCATGATTAATGCTTATGCAGCTCAATCTAAATCGACTATTAAACGCAATAATATGCGACCAATAGCTGCTGCTGGTTATCCAGACTCTATGCTTGTTGGCAGAGCAAAAGACGCAGGGTGGATTTTGAGTGGGGGTTTTTTCAGGTAGAGGATTGTTTGACAAGATTGATTCTTTTATGTATAGTGAAATTTCTTACAACAGGAGATTTTTATGTATACAAAAGAAGAAAAGTTGGCAAAACAAAGACATTGGTATCAACTTAGAAAAGCTGGGCTTGGTTCACCAAATTGCGGTAGACCAGCAAACACTCCTGAAGTTCTTTGGAGCAAAATTGATAAGCGTGGTGAAGATGAATGTTGGGAATGGAAAGGCTTTAGGAATCATGATGGATATGGAAGGACTTGGATTAATGACAAAGGCTACTATGCCCATAGAGTCATCTATTCGCTTGTCTATCCAAATACAATCAATCTTAATGCTCCAACTTCTCAAAATGAAACAGGCTTTCTTTTACATACTTGCGATAATCCTTCTTGTTGCAATCCAAAGCATTTATGGGTTGGCACTCATGCTGACAATATGGCTGATAAAGCTGCAAAAGGTCGTAGCCCAGACTTTAGTGGTGGTAAAGGCCCTCGTTGCAAGCTTACAATGGAACAAGCTAGAGAAGCTCGTTTACTTAGGAAAACTGGTATGACTATTCCACAATTAATGGAAAAATTTAATATAAGTCGTGCAAGCATGAAAACCTTGTTGCGTGGTGATTCATACAAGGAAAGCGAGTAATTTATGGATTTTGGCTTTGTTGGCCCTTCCTATGAAGCTCCTTCCATCTATCAAGATGATCAGGAATGTATCAACTTTTACCTAGAAATTGATCCTAATAAAGGTCAAGGTTCTAGGGGTGCAATAGCTTTATATCCAACTCCAGGCATCGTAGAAGTAGCTCAACTGTTTCCAGGCGAAGTAAGGGCAATGCAGCCTTTATATGGAACAGATCCATTCGTTATGATTATGGTTTGCGCTAATCAAGTTTATAAGATTGATTTATCTTACACAGTTACTCAAATTGGAACTTTAAGCACTACTAGCGGAAATTGTCAGATTTCCTACAATAGAGATCCTCAAGACGGCATTTTTGCTTATATTGTAGATGGCCCTAATCGTTATTTTTATGTGCCTTTAACTAATACATTTACGCAATTAGCTTCTACAGATGGCCCTTGGCAAGGTGCTACTTGCGTTGATGTAATCGACAACTATAACATTTACAACGAGCCTGGTACTAATAACTGGGCTGCAACTGATATTTCTTCACCTTATTCGACTAATGCTTATTACGGCACAAAAGATGGTGAGCCTGATCCTATCGTAGCGGTAGTTGCCGATCATAGGCAAGTTTATCTATTTGGCTCGCAAACTACCGAAGTTTGGGTGGATGTCGGCAGTCAGATCTCAGGATTGACTACTTTCCCATTTAGCCGTATTTCAGGCACTATGATGCAACATGGTTGCGCTGCGGTAAATAGCGTATATCAATTTGAAGAACAGCTTATGTTTGTTTCTCAAGATGCTCGTGGTCAAGGAATTATTGGCGCAATTCAAGGCTATACCTTTGTCAGATTATCAAATCATGCCGTTGAGCAGTCTTTGATGAATCAAAAGATTGATGATGCTAGAACCTATACCTATCGTTTAGAAGGCCATGAAATGTATGTGGTCGTTTTCCCTTCTATTGATTTGACTTGGGTTTATGACTTAACCACTAAATCTTGGCATAAATGGCTTTCTTGGGATAATTTAACTGGCTATCATCGTCATCGTTCAAATTGCGGTGCTTTTTTTGGAAACGTCTATTTAGTAGGCGATTACGAAAATGGCAAAATTTATCAGTTAAACAATGAAGTTTATACAGATAATGGCAATACGATTCGTAGATTGCGTAGATGCCCTCATTTAGTTTCAGACCTTCAACGTCAATATTTTGCAGAAATGCAGATCCAATTTCAGCCAGGCGTAGGCTTGCAAACTGGTCAAGGTGATGATCCTCAGTCTATGCTCCGTTGGTCATCTGATGGCGGTTCTACATGGTCTAATGAGCATTGGGTAACTATTGGCAAAGTTGGAAAATACAATAATCGTGCTATTTGGCGCAGATTAGGATGGTCAAGAGATCGAATTTATGAAGTAGCCGTTTCTGATCCAATTAAAGCAGTTATTGTTTCTGCTAACTTAAAGGCTGAAGGTGGGGAAAATTAATGGCTACAGGGCCAATTAATACCAATATTAGGTATCCTCAAAGCCAATTTTTAGATCCTTTAACTCAAAGGCCAGCTAGAGAATGGCTTATTTGGCTTCAAAACCCTAATGTGGTTAGTCAAACAGTAAACTACATCATAATTAATGGTGGTCAGATTAATAATACTCCTATTGGTAATATAACCCCATCTACAGGCGTATTTACTGATTTAACTGCTTTATTAGGAATCGGAGGGGGTCAGTTTTGAATACTCAATTAGTTGAAAAACAAACTCTTCCAGCAGTTCAGCTAAAAGAAAAAGTTGAACGGCTTCAAGAAGCTCTTTTGCAAATGCCTCAAGCTGATGTGAAGTTTTTGCATGATTTTGAACCTGGCAAATATATACGCACAATGATTGCTCCTCCTTGGTCAGTTATTGTTGGAGCTGAACATAAAACCCCTTATAAAGTAATTCTTAAAAAGGGAACAATATCTGTCAATATTGATGATGAAATAAAGACTTTGACAGCTCCTATGGAATTTGATGCTCCAGCAGGAATTAAGCGAGTTGGTCGTGTATTTGATGAAGAACTTATTTGGATTGATATTTACGAAAATCCAGATGATTGTACGGATATAGCAACAATAGAGGATAGGTTATACATTATTCCTGAATGTGGATTAATGTCTAATCGAATTTTAGAACATAAAACTGAACAAAAAGATACCGAAAAGCTTTCTAATGGCATTAAAATG